TTCAAAGGCCGATGTCGATGATCTTAAAATAATGTGTGCCTGGATGGATAGTGAAAATCCGGACATAAAATCAAGTTACAAGTTTCCTCATCACAAAGCAAGCGGACAACATGCGGTTGTGTTCAGGGCCTGCGCAGCTGCTATTGCTGTTCTAAACGGCGCAAGAGGGGGAGCGAATATTCCAAGCGCTGATAGGAAAGGGGTATATAATCATGTAGCAAAACATATCAGGGATGATTTCGATGCTGAACCTGCACCATTGAAGAGCATAGAGGAAATCGAAAATGACCCGTATAATATTCTATTGAACGAAATCAATGTATTGAAAAATGAAATCAAAAATGACATTGAAGAGTTGAAAGAAGTATTGAAAGAAAATGAAATGAAATGGCAGAGTAGGCTTGAGAGGGGTAAATACAATAGTATTCTGGCAGTGGATGATAAAATAGATAATACATCCGACAAAGCTGCAGAAAAACAGAATAAAATAGGGTTATTGTTCAAAGAGCCTGCAACGCTAACGACAATCTTAAAAACAGGAGATGGTAAAAATGAGTGACTCAAATAAAAACATTTTCGCAATGATACCTCTGGAATGTCATTGAGGAAATGCAGAAAGGGCATGAGGACTATCAGCAAAAGAAAGATGCTGAAGTTGAGACATTGAACAAGACAATCGCAGAAATCATCGAGAAAGCGACAAAGGAAAAAGATAATCACCTAATCAAACCGCCACAGAAAAACGGTGGATTCTTGAAGGCGGTTATGGATAACGACATGCTTGGTATTGAGAAATACGGCGGTCGATTTTCGAGGAAGGGTGATCCCTGGGATGACAAGGACGATTGGAACAAGTTTATCGGTATGAATGACGCACAGCAGAAGGCGGCGCTTGGTACGGTTCTAAGGGGTGATGCTACTACTGGATCATATCTTGTACCTGCAGAATGGTACAGTGAAGTGATGAGGATTGCCGCGCAGACAAGCCAGATGATGGGTAAGGTAACGACAATACCGATGCCGGCGAGGACAATGTATCTACCGACTGGTGGAACAGGGATTACTCTTGCATGGCCGAGTGATGAAACAACGGCTAAGAGTGAAACCAATCCTACTGTCGGACAGGAAACACTATCGGCGAAAACCTGTGCCGCATGGATGACATGGACTGAGGAACTCGAGGAAGATTCAATCGTGAATCTTGTACAGTATTTTCAGATGTTGTTCGGTGAGGCCTGGGCACAAGAGTTTGACAAACAGGTGCTTTATTCGAATGCATCACCGTTTACCGGGATTGCTTATGATAGCGGATGTTCAATCAGGAATATGGCGGCAGGCAAGACATCTTTTGCGGATGTTGAACTTGACGATTTGATCGACATGGAAAATGATATCTCAACGGCTGGTGGTGAAGGTGCACTCGTTAATGCTGTCTGGATTATGAGCAGATATACCTTCAATATTCTCAGGAAATTACGAACGGATGACGGAGAATATATCTATCAGAAGGCGGCAGATGGCGTACCGGCTACTATCTGGAATCGCCCGTATATTATCAGCGATCAGATGCCGGGTAGCTCGAGTGATGCGGTGGATACTCCGTTTCTGATTCTCGGAAATCCGAAATACGTTGCACATGGTGAGAGAGTTGGAATGGAGTTTAAGGTGTACCGCGATACGATTCGGAACGTAGACTATGACCAGATATTCTTGAGGTTCCGAATTCGGGCAGGTTTTGTTGTTGCTGTAGAAGAGGCTTTTGCAGTACTCGAAACAGCGGCAAGTTAATAGATGAGCGAATTGTTAATTCGCAGGGTTGAGGGGGCTCCGGCCCCCGATATTACCCCATCAAAATAAACGAGGTAAAGAAAAATGTATGGAGCTTACATTTCAGGGTTCGTACCCGTTGATTATCACACAGAAAATGCGGGTACAGCGATTACTGAAGAGATTCAAGGACAGAACGGCAAAAGGCTTGCGTTGCTGGCATATGAAGTTGTAACAGATTCAACAGCACATACCTTGTTATTGATGCACCCAGGTTCTTCAACAGGATCGAGGAATACAGCAAGTGCGGCGGCGTCGTCTGGACAAAAGGTGATTAATGTTACCAATACCCCGCTTGATCCTGCAGGAAATGCGGCGGCGCAAAATGATATTGTGGCATATCAGTGCACCGATGGTTCATGGGAGTTTAACACGATTGCATCCGTGTCAACGAAAGCAATCACCCACAGTACCAATCTTGCGAAAGCTGTTGCATCAGGTGCAAAATACAGAATATTCGGTGTTGCTGCTGATAATGCATCGCACCAGATTACCCTTACGGCGAGTACGACCAACAGAAACGGCTATGTACCGATTACTGCGGTGAATCCGTATAAAGGTGATCCGTGGTACGTGTATATTGCCAATGCTACTGCTGCAAGCAAGATCATGAACATGCTGCTTGCTTACATCAATAAGTAAGTAGTGCGGTCAAAAGGGAGACGAGAGGTAGTAAGTAGGGGGCTTCTGAAAGGGTGGGTGTGCCTCCCGCCTGCCCTACCCCCTATTTGAAAGGAAACAATATGTGTGAACGTGGCGATACAGTAAAGTGTAATGTATTAGGAAGAGGCGTTATGATTGATAGATGTATCGTACCGATTATTAATGCTTTGAATGAATGTGGATTGGTAACTGCTGAAAGTGATGGTATTGTATGAGAGAGGCGAGCCGTCAATAGAAATGTACCAAAAAAAGTATCGTAAATATGCGGAAGAATCAGAAGAGAAAACAAAACGGAAGAGGAGGAAAAATAAACTATGAATTTACGAAAACTTGTTGAGGAAATTAAGACAGAAAATGATGTTGTCGATTACAGAAAAAAGGTTGCAGATGAGATCGAGAAGTTGAAAGAAAAGTTTAATCTGCTGAAGGTAGAGATTAGGGAAAAACACGAAAACAGAAAATAAAACTGATAAAATGATGAAACCGCCGAAAGATAAGATGATAAGAAGAACACAGAACAAGGATATAAAATAATGGCTTTTGATCCGTCAATAGATACTGATAATAATCTTGTCGATCTTGATACTGCTAATGCGTTTGTCAATGGTGATACGGGCAATGCTGATCAGCAGAAGATACTGACATATTATATTAATAGTGCAAGTGCATTTTGTAATCTATATACCGACAGGAAACTGAAGAGCCGGGAATTAACAGAATATTACAGCGGAGACGGCACGAATAGTATAATAACAAATGAATACCCGGTAACAGAGATAACAGCGGTATATGATGATCTCAATAGAACGTATGGGAGCGATACTTTAATAGATAGTGATGATCTTGCTATATTACCAGATGGGCTTGCGTATAAAATAGTGTATGATGGCGGAGTGTTTCAGGTCGGTATTCGGAATCTGAAAGTACAATATACAGCAGGTTATACATCGATACCGAATGACCTGCAACAGGCATGTTTGGAAGTGGTAGCGTATTATTTTAAGAATACCGAAGAAAACCGGTCCGGTGTTACAACAAGGACAATGGGCGGGGGTTCTGTTACGGTAGAAACGACAGATATACCGAAAAGTGCATTGAGAATATTGGAAAGATATAAAAGAAAATGGTAAAAGAATGGTAAACAAGAATGGCTGATATAAGAATAAGTTTTGATGACGAGAGGGTGCGGAACGCATTAAATAAATTGATGCGGCATATCCCGAAAATCGTTGAAAGGCCGATGATGGTAGTGGCACAAACAATTGCTGGTATAAGTCAGGAACATTACTTGCGTGGGCCGAAACCTGACAGGTTAGCAGTTGCTACTGGTAGTTTGCGTAAATCTATCAGCTCAAAAGTAGAAGTAAAGGGAGAAGAGGTAATAGGATATGACGCCAGCAAGAGAGAACCACCGGGAAAAGTGGTGGGGGGTATTTGTTAAAGAATTAAAAAAAGAGATGCGGGAATATTTGAACAGGTTAAGCAGGGGAGTAGGTTAATAGATGAGTAAAAGAGAAGATATACTCGATAATGTTGTGACGACATTAGGTGGAATAAAAAAATCTCAAGGTTATAATAATGATATAGGGCTTGTTACACGAGAAGTCAACGATTGGAATAAGTTGTTACCGAATCAGAAACCGGCGGCTATGGTGTTTTGGACATCGGACGACAAAGAAACAGAGACAATTAGTTTATCAGGTCAATACGTATTATCGACGTTGAATCTGGTAATCAGAGGGGTTGTATATGCAAAAAGCGGGCTGGAAGAAGCGTTGAATGATTTTGCAGAAGATATTGAAACTATAATGGCGGTCGATGAAGAGCGAGACAGTAATGCGAATTATACTATACCCCGCAGAATAACAGTATATCAGGGTGAAGACAGTTATAATATAATATTCGATTATGAATTTGTAATCGGATATCATTATGTGTATGGCAGCCCATAAAACTTAGTTTACTAAGAAAAAAACTTAGGTGCTAAGAAAAATAAGGAAGGATAAAAGGGAAGGATAAAATGAAAAGAGTTAAAACAAAAGAACCGTTTATTACGAAGGCGCACAGAGTGATATGCAAAAAGCCTGGCGAGATTATCAATATGCCGGATGAGGATTATGAAGAGGTTAAAAGCAAAGTGGTAGTTATCAGTGGTACAGAAGATGAAAAGAAAGACGAAAAAAAAGAGGAAAAGAAAAGAATAAAACTAAAACCAGAACTAAAACCAGAACTAAAACAAGAAAAAGTAGAGGAGGGTTATTAAAATGCCATTAGGAATAGGAGCAGCTGGAAGAGCAGGAATTGGTAAAGAAACAACGTGGGGGGAGGCTGTAACAGTAGACACGTTCATCGAGTTATTGACACCGGAAGATGTGCGGAACGATGTTGAGAAGTTAGAAGCAGGCTTCCTCATGGGATCGAGAAACAACTACAAGTACTATAAGGGGATTGAGGATATAGGCGGTACATTCTCGATGGTTTTGAATCCTGATAATATCGGGTTACTTTTGTATATGGCTTTGGGCGTGGAAGCTGATCCGGCGCAGGTTGATGAGACTACTGCTTATGACCATGATTTTACGCCGGCGGGCACGGATACAGACCTTGGGAGTTTTACCCTTGAGATCGAGCGGGATATTACCTGTTGTATCTATGCCGGATGTACAATTAACAACATGACATTGACGGCGGCAAAGGGATCACTTATTACTGCTGATTTTGAGATTGTCGGAAAATCAGAATTAGATGACCAGAGCCCGCAGCAACTAGAACCGAGTACAAGAATACCTTATATGTTCCATCAAGGTTCGCTTGCTATTAATACGGTCGATGTTGCATATGTTAATAGCTTTAATTTCACGTATGGTAACAATCTTGATGTTGATGGCGGGTTTGTCCTGAATGGTAGCAGGAATCGGGCGCATGCTTATAAACAGGGCGGGACACTAACCGGTTCGATGGAATTAGAATGGACAAGTGATTCAGACGATTTAAGGGACGCTTATCTCGATAATACCCAAAAACAACTAACATTAACGATAACAAGCACTGAGGAAATCGAAGCTGGGTATTACTACACCTTAACGGTAGATATACCAAAGGTGCATATCATGGGTGATCCGCCGGTATTAAGCTCTCGGGACAGGACGCCGTTTACCGTTAATTTTGAGGCGGTGTACGATGCTACTAATTTTGTCAAGATTACGCACAGAGATGCACAAGATGCTAAATGGAGCGCATAAATAATGAATGGAGGCTTTTAATATGAAATACAATGTTGATAGTATCAAGATGTCAGAAACAAAAGAAGTTGATATATCGGAGTATATCCCATCGGCAACAGAACCAGTAAAAATCAAGATAAAACATTTAACAACAAAGAAGAGAAACGAAGTCATCGCTCTTATGATGAAAGGGCAGGAATTAAGCACAGGTATTTCGGGGGCTGGAGGTGGTGAAGGAAATACGATTGAAATAAAAAATACTGAATGGTTTACAGAAGCGAGGAAGATTGAACTGTTAAACGGTGTGTTGGTCGATGATAATTTTCCGTTTGAGAAATGGGACGAAAAGACAATCGATGAAATAGATGAGCGATGCCCGGAATTGATACAATATTTACAGGATGAAATACAGGAATTCAATCGCCCTTTAGCCGAGAAGAACAACGAGAAATAGAACAAGTTACGAAATGGGTGTACCACAGATATCCTTTTCCTTATGGCACAAAACAGTATTTTCAATACATGAAATGGTACTGGTGGATAGAATCATATTGTTATATGCGGGATATGCAAGTATTACCAGGTGAGGGCGGGTATCATGATCAGGATTGGAAATATATGGAAATATATAATATTATCCGGTCAGCAATAATCAAGGAACAGAATAGAGAACAAAGTAGAGGGTTGCAGCAGATAAGGAAAAGGCATGGCAAAATGTGAAGATGCTGAAATAGCTATTGTCGCAAAAGATAAAACAGGCGACGGAGTAAAATCTGCAAAGTCCAAGATCGGCAAATTAACAAAGACTATTAAAAATTATTGGGCTGAAATAGCAGTTGTTGCAGGGACTATTTATGGAGCCATAAAGGCTGTTAAGAGTCTCACCGATGCTTATGGATTACAAGAAGAAGCAGAAACAAAATTAACAGCCGCATTAAAAGCGACCGGTCGATATAGCGAATCTACAGAAACTGCGTTACATAATTTTGCAAAAGAGATGCAAAATGCTACCGGAATCGGTGATGAATTGACGATTGCCGCTGCCGGTATAATGACCACATTTACAAATATTGCCACAGAAACTTTCCCGGATGCACTTGAAGCCGCCGCAAATATGTCAAAAATGTTTGGGCAAGATTTACAACAATCTATAATCCAGCTTGGTACAGCCCTGAATGATCCCATTGCTGGGGTTGGAAGATTAAAACGAATTGGCATATCTTTTAGCGAAGAACAGAAAAAATCAATTGAACTTTTCATGGAACAAAACGATATCATGTCTGCTCAGCGGGTGATATTGGATGAATTGGAGCTTGAAATCGGCGGTGTAGCCAGGGCAATGGGCAAAACATGGAAAGGACAAACTGAAATATTGACAGCAGCATTTGGCGATCTGAAAGAAGAAATGGGACGAGTCATAGTCAATAGAATGGAGCCAATGTTGCCTGTAATAACCAGAATGGTAACAGCTACTAAAGATTGGATTAAACAGAAAAATGATTTGCGAGAAGCATATAAACTTGTAAATAAAGAAATGGAAGGTACGATTAAATTAACAAGAATACAATTATTACAAGCAGAACAAGATGTTGCGCTTCATGAATTA